CTCTAAAAGAGATGACTTCTGGAATTTCCGTATCCCAACAAAAGGAGACTTGCTAGAGGAAAGAGTAACTAAATTAGAGGAAGCGGTCTTTGATAGTAAAGATACACCCCTTCCTATCCCTCCCCTTGGCTCTATTGACTCTCTAGTAGACGGCACACCACCTGATTATCCCTTTTAAGGTATAATTAATAAGTGCCAAGAATTAATTACTTTGGAGGCAAGAGTTCTCCATTAGAAAGGTCTTATAAAGGGAAGGTCTATGATAGCAAAAAAGAAATGAACTTCGCTATGGAACTAGACCTTCTCCAGAAGGCTGGGGAGATAAGATATTGGACGCCCCAAGTTAAATTTGAATTAGAAGCGTATGGTAAAAAGGTCTGTAACTATACAGTCGACTTTAAGGTGAGACACAAGGACGATAGTGTTGAATATATAGAGGTTAAAGGATATTGGACATCAACCGCAAGATTGAAGTGGAAGATGTTTTCAGCCAAAATGGCTCAAGAAGAACCTGAAGCTAAATTAACAATAGAAACATGATTAAAATATTAGTAGGAGTACCCACTTATGATAGGAGGATAGACATTGATCTAATGAAAGTAATGATGAAGGTAGAGCGATTACAGAAGTATCACTTAGACTTCTTATTCCCAGTCTCTAGTCATCTCTGTCGGAACAGAAACATCTGTTGCCACACCGCTTTAAAAGAAAACTATGATTATCTTTTATTTATAGATTCGGATACAGGAATCAATGATGAGACGTTTATAGATAAAATGCTCGAGACAGCGTACAAATTTGATGCAAGCGTAGTAGGAGGTGCATATAGGATGAAAAAGCCCGATATGAGCGAAATAACCTATATAGCGGGGAAACGTACAGAGGAGGTAGGTAAGTATGAGAACCTTCATGGGAAGTTAACTAAACCTCAATTAGTAAACAGTGTAGGAACAGGAATCATGTTAATAAATAATTTAGTGTTAAGAAAATTAGAAGACCCGTGGTTCACGATTATAGATAAACCTAACACTGATGTAATGCCTGAAGACTTCGAGTTCTGTAGAAAGGTTGAAGAGAAAGGATTTAAGATAGCTATAGACCCAAGATTCACAACGAATCACTATGGTCCTATTGCATGGACTCATGAAACTTAAAACTTAGTGGTATAATAAAACCATGAGTAATGAGCCGATAAAAACCGAGGCAAACGGGGAAAGAGATGAGAAGGGAAGGTTTGCCAAAGGTAACTTAGGAGGTCCAGGTAGACCTAAGGGTTTAAGCATCACTGCTTTAGTTAAAGCTGAATTAGATAAAGCACCCGAAGGTGAGGAGAGTACTTATGCAGAGTTATTTATAAGAGAGCTACTCAAGAAAGCTATCGTTGAAGGAGATAGTAGTACTCAGAAACTGATCTGGAATTATATAGACGGGTTACCACAAGCTAACCTAGACGTTACATCGGATAACAAACCAATCTTTATTCCGAGTGAGATAATGGACAAGTATGATCTTAACGAAAGCACAGAGGGAGATAGCCAAGAGCAAGGCGAGGTTTAGAGTTCTTAGATGTGGTAGACGCTTTGGTAAAACAACTCTCGCTATCGAAGAGATGTTTGCTATGGCTGTGCATAAGTCAGGAATACGAATAGCTTATATCGCTCCGACTTATCAACAGGCTAGAGATATTGCTTGGGTTCAGTTAAAGGGAAGGTGTGCTCCCCTTTTAGTTAATTCTAATGAACAACGATTAGAGATAATCGTCCGAACTATAGATGGAGGAACATCCCAGATAGTTCTTAGAGGTTGGGAGTCAGTAGATACGCTCCGAGGCCAGAGATTCGATATGCTTGTCTGTGATGAAGTAAGAGACATGAGGTATTGGAATACTAACTGGAATGAAATACTAAGAGCCACGCTTTTAGATAGTAAGGGGGTTGGAATGTTTATATCTACCCCAAGAGGGTTTGATCACTTTTATGAGCTGTCTAGAGAAGAAGACAACGACCCTGATTATAAGACGTTTCACTTCACAACTTATGACAATCCTCATATGCCACACGATGAGATAGAGAAGATGAAGGTTGAGATGACTGATGACCAGTTCGCTCAAGAGGTCTTAGCTGACTTTAGGAAGCATACTGGCTTAATCTATAAAGAATTTGATAGAACCATACATGTTATAGAACCTTTCCAGATTCCTGCTGTCTGGCAACACTTCAGAGCTATGGACTTTGGAGCTGACAATCCTACTGTCTGTCTATGGATAGCTATTGATAGCCCAGGCAATATTTATGTTTATGATGAATACTATCAATCGGGACTAACCACCCAATCCCACGTTAATATAATAAGTGCTAAAGGAGACCCAGCTAATGAGATACTAGTAACCTATGGAGATCCCTCAGCCGAACAAGAACGGTTAGACTATGCAAGTATGGGGATAGTGGTAACACCAGCTAATAAACTATTTAATAGCGGTGATGGTTGGGTTAACTCTGGAATAGATGCAGTACGTCAAAAGCTAAAGCTAGACCCTCAAACACAAAGACCTAAGTTATATTTATTAAATAACTGTGTAAAGACTATTAAAGAGTTTGAGACATATAGATGGCGAGAATCTCTTAAAGAAATGAACACGCCACAAAAACCTGAAAAGGTAAATGATCATTGTATGGATGCTTTAAGATATTTTGTGGTATCATATAAAGGCAAGGTCAGACAATACCGTCCACCACTAATCGTCAAATATAATAAAACAACAGGTTATTAATGGCTAAACTACCAAACTTAGACGAGGGCAAGGTTATTTCTATTATTCAAGGAAGACTAACCTCAGCTCGAAATGCGTCCACACAAGACTTTACTCGGTTCGCTAGATACTACGATCTCTTTCGAGGAATACAAAGTGTAAAGAACTACGAAGGGTTAGCTAACCTATTCGTTCCTGAACCTTATCGAATTGTTAGGAAGAAGACAGCTAAACTAGCTAATGCTATTAAAACAGTGGCAGTTATACCTGAAACTGAGAACGATGTTCAGACTGCTAGAGCAGCTAGTAACATGATTAATTGGCTTAGAAAGAAACTGAACTGGTTTCTAATTGAGCGAGCAGCAATTCAAGAATCAAGAATAACAGGCATGGCTTGGATTAAATGCTTATGGCTTTTAGATAAAGAAGAAAAGGATAAACCTTGGAAAGGATTTGATATGACTATGCACTCTGTTGACCAAGTGTTGATAGATGATACAGCTACAATCCTTGATGTGTTTGAAGGAACTTACAAATGGTTAATTAACCGATACGAAGCAGACCTAAGTGAACTAGAAAAGAATCCTAACTATGATCAAAAGGATTTGGACATGCTCAAGAAACGAGGAGGAGGAGATGTAACTGGACAAGACCCATCAGTTCTACAACAAGCTAGATTTATATTCGAGAGAGAACAGGAAGGAGGAGACCAGTTTTCTAAGAGGTTTGAGATAACGGAATATTGGGGAAGATTTGAAGTTGATGGCGAAGAAGATGATTACTTAATCGTTCTAGCAGATAAGAACATTATTCTCCGAATGGAGAAGAACCCTTATAAAGATATTCTAGATAATCCCATTCCTTTTGTACCTATTGTGGCTAACCCACTAGGACAAGAGCTATATCCTGTTGGAGATATTGAACCAGCCGAAAAATTGTTTAATGAATTGAATGACACCCGAAACCAAAGAATGGATGTGGTTACCTTTAACATTGACCCTCCAAAGGAAATCCTTAATGCAGCTAACATTAACGAAGAAGAACTGTTACCAAGACGAGGTTGGTACTACCACAGTGATGTGCCAAACGGAATCAGATGGATTCCACCAGACATGCAAGGAGTTAGAGCTGCTATCGAAGAAGAAAGAATTATCAGAGGAGATATCGCTCAGGTTACTGGTGTAATAGACTTCTCTGCTCCAGGTGCTGTTCAAGCAGGTCTGGATATAGATACAGCTAGAGGAACTATCATCGCTAAAGGTGAAGCAGATGTATTAGTAGCTGACGAGATTAATGTTCTAAAGGTTTCTCTAAACCACTTGTATCGCATCATCCTCGCATTCTCTCAGACATTCTTAGATAAGAAGTTTACTGTACGAGTATTGGAAGATGGAGCGGAACAATTCCATGTCCTAGACAAAAAGTCTATTCAAGGAAACTTTGACTTGGATGTCGAGATGAAGACTCTACAAGATACAACTACTTCACAAC